TTCCAGAGTAGATCCTTGAAACAAATAAAGGGACATAGTTGGTTCAGGCTGGATTGGGACGCGTTTCTTGGAGGCGTGCAAGGTCTCACTGACAGGCAAATTGCTGTCTACACTCTTTGCCTGAACATGATCTATAAGCACAACGGTTTCATTCATAACGACCCAAAGCATATATCCGGATACATGGCTAATGTTGGCGTTGCTGCTTGTCGAAGGACAATCGAGGATCTTATGGCCTGTGACCCTCCTAAACTGGACCTGATCGACGGCAAATTAAGCAACAGAGTAGCAAGAGAAAAACTCAAAGTTGGAGAGTTTTCGGGAAAAAACGAAAAAAATCTGAAAAAAAACGGCCCAAATATGGAGGATGAACCTAGCGAAAACAATAACTTAGCCTCGCCTAATATAACAGAACATATAGAGAGAGAAAAAATGGAACAAAAAAGTCCAAACCTTTTTGGGGATGAAATGCCAAGTGACGTCCCTCCAGATCTTCAAAAGCAATTTGATCAATTCTGGTCGGTGTATCCAGCTGGCTCACGCAAAACGGGAAAGGCTAACGCTCGCTCCCTTTTCCTGCGGATCATCCAAGGCAAGCACTCAACGATCGAAAGGGATGATGCTGAAAACATCATTGAGGGCGCAAAGACCTATGGAATTTTGATGGGTCCAAATAATCAGTATCAAAAGGGCGTCGTTGCTTGGCTCAATAATGAATATTGGAGGGCTCCTAACGGTGGTGCGCCTAAGTTTGAAAATGATAACGGGCCAATGGGGTTAAGCTGATGGCAAATGAAGTCGTTCATGGGGGGCCAGTTCTTCCAGCTGGTGTTGAGTTTGACAAATCAGAAATGATGATGATCGATGCTTTCAAGCCTAAGGCTCTTCATTGTGAGCTCATACCTCTTGATAGACTTCAGCAAATTCGAGAGACATTAGATGGCGTTTTGGCCTGCAACAGGGAGCAAGCTGTCGGGATTTGCCGGGCAATCATTGCCATGTATCCGAATGACAATCTCAATCAGATGAAGCCGCAAGACCCTCGCGTTAAGGGATGGTTTGAAGCGGTCGTAGGCATTTTTATGTCCATGCCAGCGGATATCGCAAGGCATGTTCCAAAGGCTGTCAGATTATCACACGCATCCTCAACGCTTCCAAGTGCGGGAAAGCTTCAAGCGATTTGCAAAGGCGTCATGCAAGCTCGGTCAAAGGTTTCTTATCGTGTCGGTCAAATGATTGCTGAATACAGTTACCGGGAAGACCTCCAAAAGAGAGAGCAACGTCAAAGGGCTTTTAAAAAGAATTCGGCTCAAGCTGGTGGTGCTCTTGAGCTCTTAGCATCTGAGGGGGACGACGCGGCGGCGTTCTTCATCAGGAAAAGCAACGCGCCGCTAATTGAAAAGGATGACGATTATGTCAACGCAAACAGTATTCGAGAAGCGACTAACAGTTCGGGTTCCAGTGGATCTGGAGAAGCCAGACAGTCTGACAACGGCGGTTCAAATGATGGCCGACGTCGAGGGAATTCTGGCAAGCGAGGATTACGAAGTGTCGGAAGCATCCAAGCCGATCATGAAGAACGCTCGGATTAAGGACGATGGCCCGGACCCAGAGAAAGGTTAAACTAACAAGGGAGCACGCCTCCTTTGATGCAACGCTACTGCCGGATTATGGGGAGACCTTTAATCTGGCAAACCTTCAGCCTGACGTCATGGCAATGATTATTGAAGATCGTGAGCGGTGGTGTTGGGCTGAAGATGTTATTCGCAGGTTTTCTAGCGATCAAGATCTGATCCGTGGATATCTTGAAAACTTAACTGACCTTGAGTTGAGAGCGGACCTCGCAACTCGGCTAAACAAGGTCAAAAATAGGATCCTCAAAAGATGAACGAAGTGATTGAATTCTTATTTGAAAACCAATTTCAAGAAGCCGTTAAAACTGGCCTCAAAAATCAGACAATTAGGAGGACTACAAAAGCATATCTGGGCCAAAGTATGATTTTTAGAAACGAGGATGGTGAACGAATTGGCACTGGTGTTTGCACTTACTGTCATGAGATACAAATCCATAAGGATCACTTCACCTTTTATGATATCGGGACGAAAGAAAGCCTGTATATCGATGCTCCGGAGCAATTAGAGGCATTTGCAACGGCAGATGGTTTTCCGAGTTGGTCAAAGCTCCTCGGTTTCATATGTGAAAGATATGGTGATAGACTTCCATTCCAAGGCTTCATTACCTTCTGGAAGTTAGATGAACGTCAACCTCTCCTGACGTCCGGGCCAGAGTTCAATATACTTGTTCTGGCCCAAAATAGCCCAAGCGCTACCCTTGACACTGGTATGCGATGCGACGTCGCGAGGCAATCCGCCTGTAACTGGTGGTCTAATCGCGGATCTAAGATCATGCAGGTGGAAGCGCTTCGACAAGCTGAACCTGTCGGGGGGAGCAACAAGGGGAACGGCGCGTCCTTCATGTCGTTAGATCCGGAAAACCCTAACTTCATGCCATCCGGAATTATGGGAGGTCGTCTTTGGGATGATCTCACCCCAATTGAGCAAGTTCATATAACTGCGGTTTGGGTTGAGCACTTCACGAAGGAGGTAATCGATGTCTGATCCTTCATGTTCAAACTGCTGTTGGCTTAAACCATACCCTGAAGGCCCTAAGCGCGTCCCCGGCGATTACAAACCTTCCATCGGTCATTGCTCCAAGCCAAGGCCCGGCGACAAACACAAACCAAGGGTGCATGAAACAACTCATTGCCAATTCTTCAGGCCAAAAGGTGATGCGTAAGGAGGTCGTCAAATGTTTAAGTGGTATTTCCTGCCTATCCTGATCGTGATCATCCTTTTTTTATTAGTCGATATAGCGACGGGCAAAACCAAAATATACCTCAACAGGGGTAGTAGGAGAAAGAGTGATAAGCATGGTAATCATGATGAATGAGCAAGTCTTACTGACAAATAAACCCACAATTAAGGATCATGATTTTATTGAGCTATTTTACGTGACGGTAATGAATGCGAAGCCGAACAAGAAGGAGACACCTAAAGATGGCAACTGAAACAATCACACATTACATCTGCGATAGATGTGGACGGCGTAGCGAAAAACCTGACTTTAAAGATGGTAATCGAGCCGGAAAGATCTCAATCAAAATTGAGGGTCACAAGTCGATTAAGGGTCACGATGGTGCGTGGGGTGGATCAAGGGTGAGGAAGGATGTGGAGGTCTGTTATTCATGTTCCGAATTACTTGAAAAGCTCTTTATGGACTTCATGGAAGAGAAGGAGGGGTCGCCGTGATTGACCGCGAAAGGATTGAACATGAAGTGGCTCTTGCCGTGTGTGGTGATACTACATTTTCCCCACCTTTGGGCGTCATTACACTGGAGGAAGGCATCCAAGCTCTTCGCGATCTAGCGGATGATATTGAGGTTAAAGGATACGCAAAGCGCGGTTTCTATGATGACTGACAGACACCCAAAAATGGTCTGCTCTGCTATTGGCTGTAATAGCTGGTCTCGTAAGTTTCCCCCCGGTTGGTCATTTCTTTGTGCTAAGCACTACCGGATGGTCCCTAAGAAGCTCAAAAGACTGCACAGCTTAGCGAGGAGACGGCGCAGGTATGATTTGGAGGTTATATTTTGGAGAAGGTGTTTGAAGTCGGTTAATGACGAGGTTCTGATGGGGTTTGATTATGACTAACAAACTCAGCTCTCCCAACGGTGATAATCCCGGTGGCCAGAAACCATCTAAGATCCGCGAGATCCGTAAGCAGTTCTCAGCTAAGCTGAACGATGAAAGTGTGCTGAAGCCATCTGATTACCTCTTAGGCGTGCTGAATGGAGAAGAGGAGTTTGATCAGCACAAATACATGGTAGCAAAGGATATGATCGGTTACGAATTACCAAGGTTGCAGTCTGTTGAGGCTGAAAACCGCAACGTTGATATGACATTTGAAGAAGCATTAAAGGACCTGCAAGATGATGAAGATCACACACATGATAACGAAGATCCGGACGCGGATATCTGAAGCAATCCACCCTCTCGACATACGGGCGATTGAAAGCGATCTTGAAAAGAAGACCAATGAACTCAGGATTGCGAATACTGAGCTCGTCCAGCTGCGTGATCCCCTCGAAAACGCTGATATCAGCGATGCTAAATCTTACAAGTTTGCGATAGACGGTAATCAGGCCGGAAAGGCAATGGCGCGGCAAGTGTCCAAACTCAATAAGCAGTTACGTGGCAGTCTGGAGACGCACGCTAAAGCTCTTAGTGAATTGGCCAATGGTGATTATCCGATTGAAGCTATTCGGAATGATCTCCTGATTATCTCTGAGCAAATGACGGATGTATCATGAAGATGTATCTTGAGGTCTTTAAAGATCTTCTTTCTGGCTTTAGTTATGATGTTCGCAAATGGATAGCGCGAAAAGTCTTCCCTGAAGTCTTTGAGGCATTACTGAGGGCGGACGCATTATATGAGCGAGAAAAAGACAGATAAGGTTCGTGAAGTCCAGCGCCTGATAAAGAAGGCAATCAAGGATATCCCTTGGTTCTGCTCTAAAAACCTCAAGATCAAGCTGAAAGAAGCCAGCGCCACGACGGGTGAAACCATTGGTCCCATGCGGCTTAATGAAGCCCAAATGTATTTGCATGATCGTGCTGAGTTACAGCTGCTCAAAACCGGGATGGTGCGCATCATCATCCTGAAGGGGCGACAACAGGGCATCTCGACCTATGTTGAGGCCCGGTTCTTCAACAAGGTGTCGTTCAACCGTGGTCGCCGGGCGGTCATAATCTCTCACCTGTCAGACAGTGCCGAAGAGATCTTTGATATGGTTCTGAGGTTTCTGGATTACTGCAATCCGCTCCTTTTACCCAAGGTCACAGCGCGATCTCTATCCAAGGTGAGGTTTGGCCGTTTGGATAGCCAAATCCAATGTCTCACGGCTGGATCTCCTGAAGTCGGCAGGTCCAAGACCATTCACCTTTTCCACGGCTCTGAGGTCGCGTTCTGGGAGAATGCGTCGGCCATCCTTGCCGGGGCTATGCAAGCGGTTCCGGATGCTCCCGGCTCTGAGGTAATGCTGGAGAGCACAGCCAATGGCGTCGGGAATGAATTCCATCATGCGTGCATGGAAGCCCTGTCTGGCAACTCTCCGTTTGAATTGGTTTTTATAGAGTGGTTTGTCCAAAAAGAATATCAATCGCCTGTCGATGATGACTTTGAGGTTTCATGGGAGGTTCCTCAAGATTACGAGGGCGAAATGTCAGAGGGCGAATACCAGCAAGCCTATAACCTGACAGACGAACAAATGATGTGGCGGCGCAAAAAAATACAATCGCTTGGTGCTGACGGATATTGGAAGTTCAAACAAGAATATCCAGCCACGGTTGCTGAAGCGTTCCAAGCGTCCGGATCTGGTAGCCTCATTCGTGTTCGTGATATTGTGCGTTGTCGAAAGGCCAGTGTTCAAGCGTCCGGACCTTTGATCTTTGGTATCGACCCCTCACGCGGCGGTTCTGACACGGATAAGCTGATTAGGCGGCGTGGCCCGGTCCTCTTCGATCTCCAGCCAGTCAAGGGCAACGGTGCCGTTGAGAAGGCCAATTTCATCTATCGTTGTGCTGTCCGGGAAAAGCCAGATGCAATCTTTATTGATGAAGGTGGATCTGGCGGTGAGATCGTCAATATCCTTCACACCATGCCCGGAATGCTGCGGGTTGTTCACGCTGTCCACTTTGGCGGAGCTCCGATTGTAGAGCCTCACAAGTACAAGAACCGACGCGCCGAAATGTGGGGATTAATGCGCGATATGATCCATTCATCCAATGCAAAGATCCCGGATGATGACGAACTTCAAGCTGACTTAACTTGCCCTAAATTCACCTATGTCCTTGTTGGTGGTCTTGAGGTTCTTCAGCTGGAAAGCAAAGACGCGCTTAGAAAGCGTCTTGGTCGTTCCCCGGATGCTGGTGATGCTGCGGCCCTTACATTTGCACAGCCTATAGCAAGCCTTAGTGGCAATCAAAACAGCGGAACTATTGTGGATGATCTTAACCCATATGGAGAAGATAATAACCGGGCTACATCGGACCAGCTGATTGACACTAGAGACATGTCTGACAGTGCTTTTGATGAAGCTTATTCGGCTCTAGTGGATGAAGTAGATATCTATGATTAAAAAACCTAAGTCATTGAAAACATTGAGCGTGATCCTCAAATTTGGAGCGTTTTTGTAAATCCTTTGAAATCAATGACTTAGCGAAAAACTGAGTAAAAACGAACGAAAAACAAAAAAAGTTTGAAAAAAAACGGTTCAAATTCGGAACCTAAACCCAATGAAATCAGCATGTTAATCTCTCCTAATAGAATAGAGTATATAGAGAGAAAAAAACTAACAAAAAAAGGAACAATTATGGAGGCTGTGAATTATCGGGCGGTCAACGTCGTGTTTGAATATTCAGATCGATACTGGTGGCAACGTCGGTTGCTTAAGAATGGATTTGAACACTGTTGGTTTTTCATTGAGGCTGGATACCCGACACAAGGATTGCTGAACGAGGATTGTATCTTGGTCGCTAATCGGGGTTCTGATGGTTTGAATATGGATATTCATTGGATTGATCCGGAAGAAGCAAGGCAGCAATGTTTCCAGAACGGGGCAACGGCAATTGTTCGGGTTATGGTTCCCAATAAGCCGGATGGTTTTCAAGTTTGGAGGTTCCCCTCCTGTGTGACCTACTGCTTGGATATTTTGGGCCTCAGTAATCGGTTTATCAGCACGCCATTCCAGTTGTTTAACGCCGCATCCAAAATTCAGGGCTCTAAAATATTTGTTGCAAACTGATTTTCTTTGTGCATTTACTGCGTCACCCCTCGAATGGTAACAGCCTCTAACCACCACTGGAATTTAGTTTGTCAAAAGCAGTTTCTAACATTTTCGGTGGTGGCGGCTCTTCCGGTCCGAGTGCTGAGGAAAGGGCGATCCTTGCAAAGCAAAAGAAATCAGCTGCTGAAGAACTTCAGCTTGAAACGCAGGAAGCTAAGCGTCGAGGTCAGATAACCTTTGAACGTGCAAAAGGCCCTTCAACTCTTTTCAAGAATTATGGCTCCTCGAAATTTGGCAGTTCCTAATGGATCTAGCAAAGCTTTCTCGACGTGAAGACGTTGCTTGGCAGAAAAAGATGCAATGGAGATCTCTTCTTGAGCTCTGTTATATGTTCGCGATGCCCGGTTTTAATCCGTTTGATCCGACGATAGGAACTGAAAAGTTAAACGGCCAAGTCTTCGATAGCGCTGCTGCAACTTCTACTTCCAAATCTGTCAACAGAATTATCGAGGATATCATGCCAGCTGGTCGTCATGCTGGTAACATCATCGCTGGACCTGCGGTTCCTGTTGGAGATGCCAGAAGGAGAGTTAGCTCGGTCACAAAGGCCCTGTCGGCAAGCTTTTTCTCTGCATTGAGATCTTCAAACTTTGACGCTCAATTTGGTCCCTTCATGATGGATAGTTTCGGGGCTGGAACTGCGCTTATGACGCGCAAAGTTGATAAGGATACTGGCTCCTTCAAGTTCATGACGGTTCCGCAAAACCAATACGCTCTTGAAGACGATGACGAAGGGAGAAACAGCGGGGTTTTCCGTAAGTACAAGCCTTTGATCTCCAATATCGAAAGCATATGGCCGGACGCCAAAATTCCAAATGATCTGCAAAAGAAGGCAAAAGAGGACGCAACTAAGCGCGTTCTCCTGTCGGAAATTGCTGTGATGGATGGAGACGCTTATCGGTATTACGTTTTGTGGAGTGAAGGTGAGAAGACTGGCAAGAAGTTTCATGTGCTAGTTGAGCGAGAGGTTAAGCGAAACAGCTTCCTTACGTCTCGATGGTTTCGGGTTTCAGGTGAGGTTCAAGGCCGTTCTCAACTCATGTCTCTTTTGCCAGATGTTAGGCTATTATCCCAAGTTAAAAAGCTGATGGTCCAGAACGCAACAATGCAAATGAATGGTGCATGGTTGGTTCATTCAGCTGGTCTCATGGCTCCGAATTCACGCATTGGTGCGGGGAAGCAGATCCCTGTTAGATATATGAATGCTGGAGGCAGGAAACCTATCGAAAGACTGGAAGTTGGCGGCGATCTTGGTGTTGCTGAATTTATGTCTTCGGGTTTGAAAGAGGATATTCGTAATGGCCTAAATGACAACGGGCTCCCTCCTATGGCGGATGGTATCCGCTCTCCAACTGAGATCATTGAGCGCGTGCGTGATATGCAGCTGCAATACGGGCCGCAAATCGGACGGTTAACGACTGAGTTTATATATCCGTTAGTTGAGGGCGGTATCTCTGACCTCGATGAAAGCGGGGCTTTCAAACAGGACGGGATTAAAGAAGTTCTCAAGCAAGTTGATATTGATCCATCACGCATCAAGATCGATAACACTGTGTTTAAGTTTGAGAGTAATTCACAACTGGTCCGATCGGCTCAATACCAAGAAGTTCAAACCTTCATGGAGGGCCACGGATACCTCGTTCAAGTCGGCGGTGAAGAATACGCACAAGCGGTCATGAAGATGGAAGAGGTTCCCAATTGGATCTTTGATAGGATTGGTGGTGACACTGGTCTTTTAAAGTCTCCGGAAGATGTGAAAGAATTCTTATCTAAAGCGGCTCAAGCTTCAGCTGTGGCTCAAGAGCAAGGACCGGAGGCAGGGATTGAAGCCTTGAGCTCTAATGCCGCTTGAAGATAACTTTACAGTTTTAGCAGACGGCTCCGTTGCTATGGAGAGCGGTTTAGAGGTCGATGCAGAGGTTATCGATGAATTCGACGCTTTAGTTGCAAGAGTTTTAGGCCATGGTGATGGAGCTCTTTTGCTTAAAAAAATGCGCGATATGACGATTGAAGTTCCAAGCTATGCGATATCCTTTGGAGATTTGCCCAATAGTGCTACAATCGACCAATTCGGCCAGTATCGAGAAGGCCAGAACTCTTACACACGCTTTTTAGAAGCTGCGATTTTTCGCGCAACACAAGGATATGACAATGAGCAAAACTGATATCTATCGCACCCTGACAGGGCTTGATCCTAAAGACGATAGCCACTGGAACAACGACGGTTCGCCTTCGGTCGATAAGGTCAACGAATTGATGCCCAAAGGCGCTGACACTGTTGCGAAACGTGACATTGCAAAGGTTATGCCCGGCTATGATCGAGAGCTTGCCGCCGAAGTTAAGGTTAACGAGGTGGTTGCTCAAGAGGTGGTTTCACAAGAAGCTGTCGGTGACGTCCTCGACCAGCTTGACGAAGTCGTTAATAAGCTTCGAGGATCATCCTACATCAAAGTCGGGACTATCCGTTCCATCTGCGATCTCTGGAGTAATGACCGGGAAAACTCTCTTGTTCATGCTGGACGGATTGAAAAGCGTTTGGGTCGATTGCAAGAAAAGCGTGATCGACAGGCGGCGCGTGAAGAGAAAAAAACTGAAGTTGCAGCCTAACTGGCTGAGAACTATCTTGTTTGGTGCGTGGGCTTATGGTCTGCGCACCATTTTTTTGAAAGGATGCACACATGAAAATTTCTAAGCCTGAAGATCTATATGATCCTCTTTGGGTTCTGTGGAATGAACAAAACCCCGGCGTTATCAAATCCCTTTCTGCTGCTGCTGCTGATGATGATGATCCGGGAGACGACAATGACGGCGATGATGACGACAATAATGACGACGATGACGACGATGACGGTCTCTTGTCTGACGCCTTGAAGGACAAGAAGGACGGCGACGACGATGACGACGACGACGACGGCGACGATGATGACGATGATGGGGATGAAGAGCGTCCAGCGCATGTGCCCAAGGCATTCTGGGACGCCAAGAATGGTCAGGTTCGTGTTGAGAAGATGGCCAAGGCTCTAGCCGACACTCAAGCCGCGCTTAGAAAGGGTGGCTCCAAGAATAAGGAGGACCCGGCTCCTGAGAGCGCAGATAGTTATTTCAAGGATTATGAACTCCCGGAGGATCTTAAGGGTAAGATCGAAATCCCAGAAGATGACCCGTTGCTTAAGTCTCTTGGCTCATGGGCGCACAAGGCGGGTATCGGTCCCAAGGCTATTGATGAACTGCTGTCAGGGGACGACGGTATTCTGAAGATCATCACTGAAAACATGCCTGAACCATACGACAAGAGCGCCGAACTGGAAAAGCTTGGTTCGAAGGGGAAAGAACAACTTGCGGCGGTTGCCACATGGGTTAAGGGCCTTGAAGCTGATGGCGTTATCACTGCCAATGACGCCAACGTTTTAAAGCCTTTTGCGTCGCGAGCGGAAGGAGTTAAAGTCCTTGCGAAGATCCGGGGAAGCATGATGGGCGGCGGCGATATTCCGTTTCTTCACGATGATGCACAAGACGGGAAGTTGACAATGGCGCAATATGAAGCGCGGCACGCTGATGACCGCTATGTGAATGATCCTGAATTTAGAGAAGAAACTGAAAGGCTTGGCAAGCATTTGTTTAAGGGCTAAAGAACGGGCTTCTTAAGGAAGTGAACTGAGGGCGGGTTAATCCCGTCCTTTTTTTATTTGACACTCACTATGGTCTTGCGGCTATAAAGAGCACTAAGCGGCCTATCCTTTGCGACCCGCTCCCAAGACCCACGCGACCCGTTTAAATGGCCTATCCATCGCGACCCTGCATAAATGGCTTATCGCTGATCCCAGATAACCTTTAAAATGCAGGAATTCTATGTCCAAAAACCTATCTGCGGCTGCTGTCGCATCCTTTCATGGCCGTGTTAAGACCGCCTATGAAAAGGGAAAAATGCTCCGGGGAACCGTAACACTCAAGACTGGTGTTATCGGAACAACTCACCGCTTTACTCGCGTTGGCAAAGGCATGTCACAGCGACGTGTTCCACAAACCGACGTCGTTCCTATGAACCTTGCTTACAACACCACAACTGCGGTTTTGGAAGATTGGAACGCAGCTGAATACACCGACATTTTTGACGCGCCCACTGTTGACTTCAATGAGCGTGAGATCCTCGCCGGGATTATCTCCAGCGCCCAAGGACGTCGTGAGGATCAGCTGATTATCGACGCTCTCGAAGCCTCCTCAACTCTCAACGCTATTCCTGATGCTGGCTCCGGCCTGACCACTGCGAAGTGTGTTAACATGAAGAAGATCTTCGACAAGGCCGGGGTTCCGCCTCAAGATCGAAAGGCTCTTTGTGGTGTGGATAGCCTCAATCAACTTATCCACGATCCTGAAGCCACGACCATCGAAAAGAACATGATCAAGACCTTGGTCAACGGTGAGATCTCCAAGTGGCTTGGCTTTGAATTCATGCAGATGGAAGATCGTCTTGAGGGTGGTTTGCCTGTAACTGCCAGTATTCAAACGAATTACTTCTATCATCCATCCGCCGTCGGTCTGGCTATCGGTCTCGATCACCGCACGGAAGTGAATTACATCCCAACCAAGACCTCTTGGCTGGCAAATGGCATCGTTAAAGCTGGCGCTGTGCATATCGACGCCGTTGGGATTGGTGAAGTGGACACAGTTATCTAAGCTGAGCTCACAAACAACGAAGGAAAATTAAGGAGACTATCATGGCTTTTAATAAGCGTGGGCTTGATCCCACATCTAGCGGTTCTCGCGGTCTTGGAACGATTGGAACTTACGAGACAACGGATGGCCGCAACGCGATCACGACGGCGGGTTACTTCGATAGCGCCTATCAAGAAATGGAGCCGATTAAGGCAATGCTTTGCATTACTGTAAACGGCACTTTCTGGACAAAGGTCGCCGTTGATATGGCTGCAAAGTCTGTGTCTTTGTCTGCATTCGATCCGCATCCATAGATTGCGCTCGGACAGATAAAGGCATGGGGGCGGGTCTGTGTGTGGGCTCGCCCTTTTTTATGGAAAGGTTTTAAAATGGCTGGAAGCTTTGAGGAAATTGCAACTGTGGCGTCTCTTGAGTTGGGAGGGGAACCTATTCGAAGTTTCTCTAATCCTACATCTGAGCTCGACAGGTCTTGCAAGCCAATTTGGGATAGTTCGTTGAGAAATGTTCTCTCAATTACGAATTGGAATTGTATGCTTGAAATTAGTGAGATGACAAAGGAAACGGCAGATCCGGGGATTTACAATCACTCGTTTTTGCCTGACCCGAAGATGACGTGTCGATCTCCTCTGATGGTCTTTAGAAGCCTTGATGAAAGGCCGATAACAGATTTCAAGATTGTTGGTCGCAACATCCTTTCAAATCATGACCGTCTTTGGTCTCTTCACACGGTTCAAAAGCCTGTTGAAGAGTGGCCGGGGTACTTTGAAGAGCTCATGATTGCCGTTATCAAATCTCGGCTCACGTTCTTGATCACTGGATCTAGCACGGCTGCTGAAGCTAACCGCTTGAATGCGTATGGTAACAGATCTGAAAACGGGTTTGGGGGAGCGGTTGGGACCGCCCTATCTGTTGATGCCGTTGGAGATGGTGAGATGGGATTTAGTGTTGATGAATTGGTGGCGCACTATTTGGCGGGGTAAGCAATGCGAATAGCGACAGTTAACGGAACAAGCGGTGAGATAGATCCAAGAATGCTGGCCAGATCCGGAGACGTTGAGGCGGTATCGTCCGGATACGAATTGGCCAGAAACGTGATATTGATGCCCTACGGTGGCGCGAAGAAAAGAGATGGGCTTTTGAGAGCCGGGGTTCTCGGCAATTTCAACAATGTGACAGGGGTAAACCACGTTTCAATTGTGAACTCCCGGAATGAACACTACACGGTGGTGCTGATCAACAATCAATGTTTGATTACGCAAGACGGTGTTTTAATATCGATGTTCACCACGCCATTCACACCAGAGCAATCACCTGATGTTAGCTTTCTTCATGAACTCGACACGGTGATCATGTTTCATCCGCAAGTTGCTCCTTGGGCGATCACGAACGGCACGACAGGCAATATCTGGTCAAAGGCTTTTTGGACCTTCTCAAATATGCCGACTGAGGGGGAGCGGCCCGATAATGGTGGCCTGACAATCGTTGACATGACTGATGTTATCGGCGGGGCTCCCGGCTCTGTTGTTAACGCGGGTCGTTATGTTGATGTTTTTTTTAACGGAAATTACAACATTGTTCGTGATGGGGATGCGATCCGCTCGGTTGATGGCGGCTATGGTCGAATAGAGGGCAGCAATCCCGGATCTGTTAACAGCTTCTCCATTTATATTGAGCAAGATTTTGCGCTAAATCCAGATGGATCTTTTAGGCAATTGGTTCCGGGTGATTGGTTCACAGAAGAAACGATCTTCAGTAATCGCCGTGGGTGGCCGTCGTGTGGCACAATTCACTCTGATCGAATGATACTTTGTGGACGTGACCAGATTGTTATGGGTCGGTCTCAGTCCAGAACGGATTTGAATTCCGCTCGCGATGATGACGACTATGGGATTGCTTACAGGATCTCTAGTGACCGGGGTAATCCTGATATTAGACATGTTATCTCTGGATCTCATTTGGAGATCTACACAAAGAGCTCTGAGTTTTATATGCCCATACCATTCAATCAACAGGTCACGCCTAAGAACGTTTCCTTTCGCGAGGCAACCGGACGCGGCGCGAGCTCCAAGGTTGATCCCGTCCAGATCTCGAATTTTACTGCTTTCCAGATCTCAGCTATCTTTCAAATCACCTGATCAATGATCCGGTTTCTATGGCTTATCGAAAGTCCTTAGATCCTGATAATCCAGATCTCGTTTTGATTGTGAATTCTGATGGATCTCTAACGTCTTGGTCTATTCTGGAAGAGCAAGGCGTTTCGGGTTTCACCGGATGGTCATCATCGGTGAATGTGGTTAGCGCTTACTCGGAAGATGATAAGATCTTTGTGATCGTCAGGCTTCCAGATGGCACGCACCAGACAATGAGATTGACAGAGGATATTCACCTTGATGACGCTCTTCTTTGGTTCACGACAAGCCCAATTCCAGAGGGCCAACTTAAGGACGAGATCGATCGATTGATATCAAAGGGAGTTGTCAACTCGACGTTCAATGCTCCGATATCTTCGGTGAATGTTCCAGCTGATCTGAATGGCGTTGAGCTCGAACTGATTGTTGACGGTATGTCCCAAGGTTTAAAGGTGCCTGTTGCCAATGTTATCGATCTGGATATTCCTGCTCAATACAGTGTTCAAATAGGGCGGGTTTGGCCTAATGTGGCTGATGGGGACGATAGTTATAAATTCATGGTTCGGCCAACTCCGTACACCTTTCAAAAGCGGGATGGAGGGACGTCTTTTGGCAAGAAATCAAGGATTAGCCGGGTCATCATGGATCTATTCCAGACACAAACCTGTAAAGTTAACGGGTATGAACAGGCGTTCTATACACTACCAGCGGATCTTATTGATGAACCAATAACAAAGTTCACTGGTCAAAAGGAAGTTTCAGGAATGAGTGGCTGGCATCGCAGCCCAACCGTGACTGTAGGTGGAGACCATTCAGGCTCCTTCCAAATGCGCGGCTTATCAGTGGAGATAAATTAGAATGGCAATTGCACTCGCAACCTTTTTGACAAGTTCGGCCACGGCTGCGGCTGCGGCTGGAACGGCGGCGGTGGCTACCAAAGGTATCGCTCTTACGGCTGGTCTGAGCGCCGTTAGCTCTGTTTTTTCTGGTGTGGTCGAAAACGAAAATTCGAAGGAACAAGCAAAATATCAAAGCTTTGAGGCTCAAAGAGAATTGGTATCCGGGCAGGAAGCGGCGGCGGCGGCGATCAAGGCTGGGAATAGGTCGGCGGCGGCAAATATCGTTGCCGGGGCTTCAGCTGGTGGCGCTGGTGGCGGGTCTCTGTCGGTCTCAACTTTTGGCTCTTTAGCTGAAGGTAAGAGGCAGGGAGCAAAGGCGCTTCTGGACGCAAGGTCTCGGCACGCCGCCGGGAAAAGTCAAGCGCAACAAACGCGGCGCTCTGGCCGAATGAAGCTTGTTAAATCTCTGTTTGGCGCTGGAGACACAATTGCAAAATCAATGGAACGCGGAAAGGTTCGTGGCTAATGGCAGATCGAAATAATTACCAAGGTCCAACCTTCGGCACTCGCGGGGCTCCCGTAATCCACGTCCAACAATCTGGCGTGGATTTCGCGTCTATGATTTCAAATTCCTTCAAAGAAGCTTTGGCTGTCGAGGAAGAGAAGGCAGATCGTGCGGCCCAACTTGAAGGCAAAACCGCCGGGGCGGAAGCCGCGAAGAAGGGCGATCTGAGATCCCAAGATTGGGCGACACTGCGCGGATCGGCGCATAATCAAGCCCTACTGAGCACGCGGACCAACATGATCGAAACTGATGCGAGCCTCAAGATGCGCGAACTATCAGAGGAATTTTGGGACAATCCAGAGGGTTTTAGGAACGCCTCTCAAGCTTACATTAACGGTGTTTCCGGCCAACTGTCAGGGGTGGATTTAGAGGTGTCTGAGGCTGTGCGGTCACGGCTCACGCTCAAAAGCGGACCTATTGAGGAACGCATCAAAGATCAATTAACGGCGCTCGTCGTTGATAGGTCTAACGCGGCTTCGATCCGACATGATGCGGCTATAGAGCAAGATCTCGATGATCTCGCGGGAGATCTATTTTCATCAAATCCAGATCAGTCTTCAAAGGCTTGGTCTGCCATTAAGATGATGGAAGCGGATAGGCTTGCGCGTTTCAATGAGCTCGGGCCAGATGGACGGCCAATTTACACAGAGGTTCAAAAAGAGAACGCGCAACAACAATTCTTTGAGCGGATCTTTGAAAGCGCGATGACGCATTGGGTTCGCGATGCTGAAGATCTGGGAGACGTCGCTGAGAAATTTATGTCAGGCGATCTGATGCTTGAAGTGATGACCGAAAACGGGCCTGATCAAATCGATATCTCAAGAGCTCTTCAGCCTGACGCACGGAAGCGCGTTCAGGGTTTGATCGAGGGAGAACTGTCTTTCCGGAATTCAAGTGCGCGTGAACAAGAAAGAGCGGAAAAGGCAGAACTGGATAAGCTCAAAGACGACACTTTATTTGCCCTCACGGCTGTTGATGCTGGCTTAGATCCCAACATGCCAAGTGTGAATTTGTCCGATTTGATCGACCTGCAAGAGCAAGGCTTGATTTCTGCTGATGACGCTCGGCCATTCTTGGAAAGCATCTCCGAACAAATCAACCCGCCGGATGAAACTGATCCGGACGTGACCGACTACCTTGCTCAAAATCTCTATTACGAGGAAGGTGATCCTAAAGAGATCATGCAATGGATGGTGAACCAAAAGGACCGCATGTCCACATCCGACTATCAAAAATGGATGAAGACGCTTCACGCCTCTGCGAACTCTGAGGTCTCAGAAAGCAAGATGAATTCAGAACAACGGTTTTACTTTCAAAATCTGCGCACAGCTTTGGTGGACGGTTTTTGGTGGTGAAGATCCAAGCGAAGTCTCAAATGAGCTCGTTGAGCGTGCAATGAGCCGCGCTGGGCAGATCGGTGCTGAAGTTGACGCCTTGATGATGCCGCGCTTTGCGGTTCAGTCTCAAGGCGGTGGCTTGGACCTTGGTCAAACAGGTCAAGCGTTGAAGGCCAAAAGAGAGCAAATTGGTGAAGTCGAATTTAAAAGACAAGTCCAACTTCTGAAGCGATGGGCGGAACTCACAAAGGGGGTAAATAAATAATGGCCAACAATAACGCGGCTGAAGACTATCAGGGATATCGCGAAGCGGTTGACGCAAGGGATATCGATAGCGATCTTGAGGATATTATCGGTTCTGGAGTTGTTCACACAACTGCTGATGATGCGCCAATTTCTAAGCCAGATGATGCCGGAATTGGCCGGGGTAAATCAGCGCGGAATGCAGCCGTTCAAGGTGCTGGCCAAGTCGCATCTTCAATCCCAAAATTCGCCGGGTTAGTTGGAAAGTCTGTTGATAAATCACGCGAGGAAGCTGGCGGCGGGTTTAAGCGTGGTATTCTTGAAAGCGTCTTAGGCATTGTCCCCGGATCTCATGAGATCTTTTCTATGCTTGATGACAATGAAGACGAATTAATGGAAGTTTCCGATGAACTTCAGGAAACCATTATTGACGCTTTTCCGAAAAACCCTGAATTCGAAGGCGAGTTTTTTGCGGATAAACTCCCAAGCGCGGCTGGAACTATGGGCGCTATGGCTTTGTCTTCAATCGTCGGTGGTCCGGGCCTTGCTGCCTTTGAGGGTGTGGCTCTGGGTGCATCTGGTCAATATGAGGCCGCAATTAAAGCAGATCCTGAGAACGAGGAGGCGGCTCTGCAAGCGGCTGGCTTGGGTGGTCTGGTAGGGCTCACAGACTTTGTGCCGCTTATGCGCGCCCTGAAGCCCTTAGAGCGCGTCTCAGCTGGTGTTCGCAGTCGCGTTGTTGGTGCTTTGGTCAAGGTTTCGAAAGGCGTCGGGGAGGAAGCGGCTCAAGAGGCGTTGCAAGGCACTCTGGAAAACATGATTGCACAAGGCATTTATGATCCGAAACGTGGGCTCTTTGATGGTGTGGGAGAACAAGCGCTGATCGGGGGAATTCTCGGTGGTGGTGTTGCCACATTGGGTGCGGCTCGTCGTCCAAAAGTTGACGCTGGTGTTGGCGGCAATCCTGAAGCGATTGGAGATCCTACCGGAGATCCGGCGGCGGCGGCGATTGCTGCGGGTAATATCGAGCTCACCGACACAATGTCAGAGGCCGAACTCGCAGCAACCTTGGGTGATGAAAAGGGCGGCTTGACCATTGAGGCCGTGTCGGCTCAAGACGCTTTCAAGAAACAAGGTGAGGCGGCACAAGAGCGTTCAACTTTCACAACTGCGGCGACCCAAACGGCTGCGGCTCTGGATCTGATCACGAACGAAATCTCAGCCCTGTCACCTTCTCAGACAATCAATAAGGCTTTGCGCGGTGATCCTATTCAAAGCACTGTGGCCAAGATCATCGGAGTGGAAAGCGCTGGGCGATCTGACGCGAAAAATCCAAATTCAACTGCGGGTGGCCTTGGCCAATTCATCAACTCAACATGGTTGGAGATGATCAAAACCCACCGCCCGGATCTCCACAGCAGTCACTCACGTCGCGAGCTCCTTCAAATGAAGTTTAATCCTGAGCTCAACTATGAAATGACCGTTGAATTCACAAAGCAGAACGCGAAGGAACTAGAGAGCGCGGGGCTCCCCGTCGATGAAGGAACGCTATATCTCGCTCACTTTCTAGGCTTCAACGGTGCAAAGACTGCGTTACGTTCTGGCTCCTCAACTCCTTTGAGCCGTATTCTCCCGGCAAATGTCATTCGCGCAAATCCTTTCTTGCGTGGGCGGGATGCTGGATGGGTGGTGCGCTGGGCGTCTGGTAAAATGCAGTCATCGCCGTCTCATGCAAATAGACTGAAATCCCTTCGATCACGTCAACGCTCTTTGACAAACGCCCTTGCGAAAGCAACGGCCGACCCTTCAGCCCGGATCAAGGATAATGCAGCTGAGCGACTGAGTGCAACCGCGTCACGATTTGCAACTGAAGACATTGGCGACTTCATAAGCCAGATCAAAGCGGAAACCACGGCTGACGTTGACGCTATTGGAGATGCAATCAAAGCGGCGAAAAAGAAAAGCTTTGTTGCTGACAAAATGAGCAAGCGACCCGTTGGCGCTATTCTGAAGGGTATGGGCGGGGTAGATCCCAAAGGACCAGCTGCGCAAGAACTTAAGGCGCGTGGTGTCACGCCCCGGAATTCTCCCGGCTTATTCAAAAAGGGCGGTCTTCAATCCATCGACAACGTCCCTCTTGATGGCGTCGATCACTTTGCCGGAATGACTGAGATCGATGATGGCAATGGATACGTTTCTGAAGAAGCGTTCTTTGAGATGTTGGTGGATGAAAAGGACGGCTTTCCCCTTCGTTCTCAAGAGGAATTAGAGGCTATTGCGAATGATCCCGGTCAACAAATGTCAGACACTCTGGAGATCATGGGCATTGATCCGAATGGAGACGTTGAGACAATCAAAGCACAACTCAATGAGGCCCAAGCGGAAGCACAAAACTTTCGCGATATTGATGAAGCGAACGCGGCGCGGGAAGTGTCAAAGCCTGCTGATGATGTTCAAGATCTTCCTCCTTTGGATGGAGAAGGAAACCCGATTGAGAACAAGGTTTTTATCAATCACGCTCGGATCAAAACCCGTGAAGATGTGCAAGATCTCATTCAGACTTTGGCCGATAGTGACGCGGATCACATCAATGAGAAGCGGCGTGGCACTGTCTCGAATGAACAAACTCTGAAGGAAAGTGACCAAGAATTTACTGACCTGTCAGATCTGATCGGTCGCGATCCCGGCCCGATGAATGCGGCCCAAGCGGTTGCGGCGCGTAAGGCCCTGACAACTTCCGGAGAACAATTAATGGTTCTCGCTGACAAAGCTAAGTCGCCTAACGCCACACCAGCTGATCTCTATGCGTTTCGCCGGGCAACCCAAGTGCATTATGCAATTCAATCTGAGGTCATCGCGGCCAGAACTGAAACGGCTAGAGCTCTACAGGCTTGGGCTATTCCGGCTGGATCTGACAAGATGCGTGCGGATGCGATCCGTGAGCTCATAAGCCAAGACGGTGGCAGTGGTGACGTGCGGAAACTGGCGAATGCGTTTTCATCTTTGGAGGGAAATCCAGCTGGCCAAAACGTCTTGATCAGAGAAAAGCTTGGTTCTCGCGTTGGGAAGGCGCTCTATGAGGCGTGGATTAATGGCCTCTTGGACGTCACTGTGGCAGATCCCGGAGCGATACCTGACTGCGGCGGTTTCGCATGCTGTCTATGGTGGTGAGGTCAAGGTGAATGAGGCGACGGCTATGGCCTTTGGTTTGGTTCAAGGCGTGCGTGAAGGGCTGCGCATGGCGGTCACTCCAAACTCAACGGCAAACGACCCGGAGTTGGCAACGCAATTCGATGCGTTCATTAAAGCGGAAAATGTCTATGAGCGGTCTATCTCAGCAACCACGCTGGGTGCTGATCCAGCATCTGCATTTGGCTATGGTCTCGATCTTCTAGGTCGGGCAATGAATGTGCCCACAACGTTGCTGGGGCGTGAGGACTATTTTTTTAAGGCGGTCAGTTACCGGATGGAGCTCAACGCCTTGGCTCTAAGGCAAGCCAAATCTGAAGGCTTGAAGGGTGATGAACTCGCGGCGCGAATTGTGGAGATCAAACAAGACCCACCTGAAAACCTCAAAGCTGAAGCCTTGGACGTTGCACACTACAACACATTCACAAACCCTTTAGGTGAACTTGGGCGGCAAGCGCAAACGGTTGTTCGTAGGGTGCCGGGCCTGTCTTTCGTGGTTCCATTCATTCGCACGCCTGTGAATATAATGAAGTTCACTTTGCAAAGAACTCCATTGGCTCTAGCGTCGTCCGCTATCCGGGCCGATATCAAGGCAGGTGGTCCGCGTGGAGCTCAAGCGCTCGCGCGTGTGGGTATGGGCTCCATGCTGATGATGACTATGAGCCATTATGCAATGGAGGGCCTTATGGTGGGCGCTGGTCCTGATGATCCTAAGTTACAAAAAGCATGGCGTGATCAGGGTTATCTCCCATATTCGTTCAAGGTTGGCGACAGGTGGGTTCAATACTCACGCCTTGATCCGATTGGAATGCTCATGGGTATCTCTGCGGATATCTCGGAGATTGGTTTAGATGTTAATGAAAATGACCGCTCTGAGCTCGTCACAGCTGGCATTGTGTCGCTCTACAGTAACCTTGCCTCTAAGACTTATTTGACGGGTGTGATTGATTTGATGGGCGCATTAGATCCTAACAATCCTATGGGAGGAATTCCCCAATACGTCCAGAAACAAGGGAGCTCATTCCTCCCTTATTCGTCTTTGGTTAGGCATGTCGCACAAACTCAAGATCCTGTTCTTCGAGATCCCAAGATCTCCGGGCGTGAGGACATGTTTGTTTTCTGGGATGAAATGATCAACCGATACAAGTCTCAGATCCCCGGAATGTCTTCTGATCTTCCAGCGCGTCGCGATCTTTGGGGAAAGGAGATCTCAAGATCTTCTCACCTTGGTTGGGGTTATGACTTTATGTCACCAGTGTCGTCACGCGTGGACAATCCAGATAAGTATGATCAGGCGATTATTGAAAACAAAGTGAAGCTCTCAAACCCCGGACGTTCTATAGACGGCGTTGAGATGACACCTGAGCAATATTCTCACTTCTCTCAAATCTCTGGTGAGCGTGCGCGTGATATTGTCGAGAAGATTGTTAATTCCAATGGTTTCAAAAACATGCCTTCGGGGGATGGTTCGATGCAACAGGGCTTGTTGGAAAATGCTTTCCAAGCCGCGAGGAAGATTGCCAAGGCCGAAATAATCCAAGCATATCCTGAGATCACTCAACGGATAGTCCAGAAACGAAACAAAGAAGCTCTTAAACTGCAAGGTGTAAACTAATGGAAAACGATAGAACAATTGAAGTTGTTGCGGTGACTGAAGGCCAAACAGATTTTAATTACGATTTTCCCGTTGATGATATTTCAGAGCTTAAAGCCCTCAAGCCTGACCTGACAGAGGTCTCTATTGCGTCTTATGTTCCGGGCGATAACGGTGGCACTGTGACACTTCAAGACGGCGTGGCCTTGGGTGAGACCATCCAGATCGAAGGGCATACAGCGATTGAGCGGAACGGTGAAATACCCTCTGGGGGTTTGAGGTCTGATTACCTTAACGATGAATTCAACAGAATGATCCGGATATTCCAAGAGTTTCCTCGCAAGATATTTTCGAGCTCTTTGGTCAACAATTTCAAAAGCATTGTCTTTGCCTTAAATCAGTCAATCACACTGAAGGGGACAAATGAAAACGGATTTATCACACCACTGATAAAGCTTATTCCTGTCACGGAATATGACCGCCCCGCGATTGTTGGCTATGATCACAACGGCGAAATAGCTTGGGCGCTTTATTCTCACTACCTAAACTCTGGCAACGACGCGATACACAGTGCAGCAGAGCTCAAGACTGCAAATCATCTCGGCAAAATGATCACTCGGGAGTCTATGACTTACGGGTCAGATGCTTCCGTTAAGACCTTCTATGCTGTTGAGCGGGTCAACTTCGCGTCTCCTGACGGGGAAGTGTTTGCACGATTGGGCACAAACAACGGAACACCGCAAGAGATTTTCGTTCTTCATCCGGACAGCAATAAATCGGGCGCGTTCAGCATCGCAAGCGTCATGGATTTTGGGTTTGATGAACCCGGCGCAACAGGCTATCTCAAGGCCGGATCAGGAAAGAGCATAGAGTTTTTCACGGATGATAGATCCGGAGACGACTGGTCTTTGCGTATTGATAGCGACGGCCGCACGCGCTTCAATAAGGCTCGCAGGGATATGCTTGTTAGGTATTCTCAACTCTCTGGGTTAATAGGTGATGACGCCCCGGTTGAGGGTGATTGTGCCTTTCTTTCGGATGCTGATCCGGTTCAATCTCAAACCTTCAGAGCGATTGTGACCAAGGGTGGAGGGACTGATGGTTGTCCTATTCACTACGATGGCACGAACTGGCGCTATGGCTAAGCGCTCTTAGATCACACGCGAAACCGTTTTAAAAAAAAGGAAACCAAATGATTGTTGAAAACCTGAATACCTTAGCGCCTACCCCTTTACCGGGTGGTCCTCTGGTGGAACGCACTGCAATTCAAGCCTTTGCTGGTCCTGTTAGATTTTCGACTGAAGATCCAGCGGGAAATCTCGATTGGGCGCGAAACACGCAAAGGATTTTGTCTGGTGATACTATCATCATCGGCTCTGGGAAATCTGTTTGGCTCTCAGCTGAAGCGGATGGCCTTGGAACTTACGTCGTTTCTATGGGAGTTGGTTAAATGTCCCGCGTAACTAGCGGGGGTTTCAACAATAGTCTTTCCTCCGGGCGTCGTAATTTTGGCTTGAATGGCAACGCTGAATTGAGAACTATTTTTGAAGCTGGTGAGGGCGTCTATAATGTCGATCTCGCCATCATCCTTAATAGTTACGGGGCGGGGACGACTATCACAGCTGTGACGCAACCAGTACCTATCAACCTTGGGTCGGTTGCGTTCACGGCTACGTCACTCACTTTCACATGGATCTCTTCAGGTGAAGCCGCGTTTGCATACACAGTAACAGGCCCTAATGGGGTGGAGGTAATCGATGCCTCGATATGGTTTGTGAACAAGCCACCAGAATTAGAAACAATAGCAGGAGCCCTCTAAGATGGCACAAGTAGCAAGATTAAAAAGAAGAATTCGCGACTATTATGACCTTAACAATCCGTCTGTCTGGCGTTTCGCTGATATTTTCGTCATCCCTGAGACCTCTATCACTGAAAATGGAGTGGTCCACGCGAGGCTTCCCGACGGAACTCCTATCGCAAGAACGATAGAGACAACCATTGAAGGTGACGGCTCTGTTGATGTTGGAAGGGGTTCTGATGTGGCGGCTAATCAAGCGTCAATCGTGGCTTCTGAAGTTCGCATTGCAAAGCTTGAAGCGGATCTTGTAGCCGTCACTCCTGATCCTGCATCTGGAGTTTTGTCTGATGAAATCACAAATCAGATAAACGATTTGCAAACTCAGATTAACTCTGAGAAGGCAAAGTTAGCGGACCTCACTGATGAAGCGGCGCGACTTGATGGCGTTGATAAACAAGAGGCTGTCGATAGGGCTGCGGGAGATCAGGACGCAGCTGACTTAATGGAGCTTGTCTCCAGAAAGCAAACGACCATTCGCCCTATTTCTTCAGCAACACACACGAACTATGTCAGTGAATTAGCGATTGCCACGTTGTTCAACAGTCTGCCACCAAAACCTTTAATTTACACATCGTTTGAAGGAGCGAACGGCGCGAACGGCAAGCCTATGTTGCCTAATCAGCGCTTTATTGTTGGTGTTGGGAGTAACTTTGCAGGTGAGTATATTAACCACTCAAACGCAACGGTGAGCTTTGCTACTAATTCCATGAGTATCACTAATTTAACTTACGAGGATGAAGACAAGGCGGACGATATCGATGATTGGAAGCCTGATGAAACCAGCCTCCCCGTAGGGGCTTTGCGGAAGTTCTTCGATGGCGCGTCAATTATAATTCTTGGGCGAACTGTTTTGGACGTGACGGCTGATGGGGGTACGGTTCCGCCATTGGACAAGTGGCAAGATGTGACTAAGCAACTAACCGAAGACTTAACAATAATTGATAGCGACACAGCTACCAAGCCTTTTTTCTGTGTTTATGGAGGGCCACACTCAAAGCGCTACCAAGTAACTGGATCGGCGGCGCAAGGTCTTATTTTTCCTTCTGATGGCGGGGCAAGTTCCGGACAGTCCGCAATGGTCTTATCTAAATCTAGTGCCGTAATAACGGTGGAGGGTAAGAGCATTCCACCCGGTAACGGCGCTATGGTCACAGCTGACGGTGGAACGGACGGCCCACACGTTGTAATTTGGGGGGGAAGTTCCGACGGCAGTACCGATGTTGTTTTGACTGACTTCGATCAACGGTTTAACACAGGAAGTCTACACCAAGGCACTACCAGTAATTCTGCTGCGGATTATTACGCGCCCAACATTATCATTGACCTTCTCAAAGGTGAGGTCTCTTTAGAGGTTACTGTAAAGCAGGACACGCAAAACTTAGAACATGGAACCCGAACAGGTGGCGAGTTGGACATACTAGACCCATCTGACAATTTGGTCGAAAGGTTCACTGTGGATAGTTTTATGTGGGATCATTGGCTTCCCGCTCGCATACCTATCTCATTGTCATTCAGCGTTGCAGTGGCTGGGCAATACAAGATCCGTTGGAAAAACTTTGGCGGCGGCGGTGCGGGTAAACGGTTCACGTACTCTGGCCGCATTCATGGAACCGTAGCAAACTACACCTAATCAGCCCCCCAAAAACAACACCCAAGAGAAGCATAAAAATGAGTGAGAAAGAAGATATCGAAAACATTGTTGCAAAAGGGTTGGTCCAAAAGATGGCGGCTCCCGCGCTTGTGGGGCTCGTAACTGTTTTACTTGTCTATCAAAATTGGGGGACCATCAGCACAGCCTCAAGAAAATTGCACGCTGTAGACGAAAATACACAGAGACTTGATGATCTATCCGCTCGCGTTAAGGATATGGAATTGAAGATCATTACCCTTGAGGACTTTCAAGGTGATATGACAACTCGCGTTGAAGTCAATGAAGCGCAAACCCGCGTCAATACTGCGGCGCAAGTATCTCAGAGAGAGCGTGCCTTGCCCCGTATCGCAAAGCAAAAGGTTCGTGATAGTTTCATTGAAGAGGGTAGGGAGTGGATGCAAGAACACGACATTAAGCATGAACGTAGCCTCCTAGAACAACTGGAAGAGCTCAAGAAGAAATTGGAAGACTAAAGGAGATAGAAATGGTCAACGAAACATTACCGCTCACAGCGTCTCAGACTGGCTATAATCATCATCAACATTGGACTGATCCGAATTCCGATATATTTGGAACAACAACGGTGACGCCTGTGAATGTTCCGGGTGCTGGTGGCGGGGAGCTTGCGCCTAGCGTTATCGATTGGGATGGATCACAGCCGCTTCCCAATGAAGCGATCATATTTGACGCGGAGAAAGCGATTGTTTCTTTCAATTTGAATGGCACAATCGATTTTTCAGTTAAGTCAAACTTGCTTCCGGGGGAAGTTGTCACCTATGATTTTGAAGTGAAGGTATCCGACGACAACTTGAAAGACGCTGGAGTTAAACAGCCATCGTCGGCCACATCAACCGACACCCTTACGGTTTCAATCACCTTCGTTGGTGTTGTCCCTAACGGCCCCCCTGTGTTCACATCCAGCGGCAATTTCCAGATGGTTGAAAACAACGTAGTTGCGGCCAACCTCACCGCGACGGACCCGGAAGGTGATGCCGTTGTTTTTGTTAAATCTGGTGGTGATGATGCGGCCCTATTAAACGTCTCTGTCAACGGTGTCGTGAGCTTTGTTTCGGCACCTGATTTTGAAACGCCGTTGGATGTGAACGCCGATAATGTTTACAATGTGATTGTACTCTGGAACCTTGGTTTACTCTCTGTCGGGCGGCGAAGATCAGGCGTTGTTCAATATCGTCGGATCGACTGGCGTTATCACCTTCATTACTCCCCCTGATTTTGAAAACCAAGTAGACGCGAACAAAGACAATAACTACCAGATTGAGGTCACTGTGAACGACGGTGTGACCGCACCCGAGAGCCAAGAGATTACAATTACGGTGACAGATGTTTCCGAGAACACGCCACCATATGCTCCGGACCTTGCTGATGTGGTCATCGACGTCGCGCCCTCGATCCCTGTAGTTCCTCCTACTCCATTTCTTTTAAGCACCTACTTCAACACAACTGATCAATCATCTTTTGAGAGCGATCAATTCACGACCACGGAAGGCAACGTCATCGTTGTGGTTCATTCTGTTGCGGGTGAGAATTCTGGGATGGTGGTCAACTCTGCAACTCTTGGAGTGGATGGTAGAGCTCAAGGATCTGGAACCGCGATGACCTTGATCAATACGCATCATCGCGGGCGCATCAACACGCAATATTATCACCTTGATATTGCCCCCGGCGATTACACCTTTCAAATCGATCTCGCCTTGAACGCGAGAGCGGTTGCCTTTGAGGTCTTTGAAGTTAAAAGCTTCAATGGTATCGGAGCCTCTACACCTCCCTTCAACAATTCGACCGACTTGATAAGCATAGATCTCACCACTACAGCTGATGGCAGCACCGTAATGAGCTCCTGCACTCGCGCATTTGTGACGGCTGATCCTATAGTTTGGTCTGGATTTGATGGCGCGTTTAATCAAGGTGATACTGGTGGAGGCAATGCTTTCAGTGACCTTGACTTTCGAACATCTTACAAATTTTCAACTGATGCTGGGCCAGTGAATAGCACAGCTAATTGGACTTCAGACACTAACGTTTCTGGTCTGTCTATCGAACTCTTGTCTTAAGGAAAACATCATGGCTATCACGAAACCTAATCCACCTGTAAGACTGACCGACGGAGCAACGGATGCGCAAGGTGATACTGTTTCCGTTAGATCTATAAACGGTGCAATTGTAACCACGTCTATTCGTGTTCCAACTTCAAGGGGTGAAGTTATCATATCGCATCCGGAGGGTGATATTTCCTTTGATGACAAAGACGACTTAACCGGGCACCCACTGGAGGGTGAAGTCTCAGCTGAAGCTTCAATTGACTATACCTTGTCGGACGGAGTAGCAGAAAGCCCTCAGAAAAACGTCAACATTTCTGTCCGTGGCGCTAACCCATCTGCGACGACCCCGGCGCAAGTTGCGCAGTCACTTGAGACGCTTCCACAACGGGCCGGATATAAGGGTGACACTGCTCCTGTTCTTGTTAATCCAGCAAATCTTCCAGCTGGTCTATCAGCTGGACCAAGTAACACCATCACCATGAATGACGGGTGTAATCTTCCGGATACAAAGCTGTTGTTTAGAGATCTTGACCTTGTCATTCCAAACAACGTTCAAAGCGGTTTCATTTCAAATATCGAGTTTGAGAGAACAACAGGTGCAGCCACGAACGGCGCGAACCATATGATTGATTGCTACGGTGGCGCGAACAACGTTGTTATCGAGGGTGTCAGTTTTCGAGATTATCAGGGTGCGGGTGGTTCCAATTCCAGCTTCAGACAGAGAACCGCCACAGGCGGCGGCGTGAATGGACTGGTAACGCTTCGCGACTTTGCATCTCTGCACAATACAAACGACGGCATCAAAACAGCTGGAACCGCGCTGATCCAAATGGGCTTTGTCGGTGGCATGTCCAATGTCGAAGATGGTGACTTTATTCTTGATGGCGATCCGGCCCGTCCCGGCCTCTACTCGATCCCGCTTTATGATCCGACTAAGAACTACAAGGTTGGTGATCTTGTCAGAAATAATCGCGTTCATTCTGGCGGTGGTGGTGGGTCTTGGACATATCGATGCCTTCAAGATCATGTTGGACAGGCTCAACCTATTACCGGACCTGTAGCATCCAACGCGTTTTGGAAAGGTGAAGATCCTCACGGTGATCTTGGGAATTCCGGAAGCGGTAACGGCGATCAAAAGTGGGAAGAGGTTGCGTTCTTCATGGATTGCAGATCTTCGTTGCTTGCCGCTAATCAACGAGGCTGGGCAATGAAAACTGTGAACGGTATGAGAGCGATCCCGAACACTGGCTTGACTGCTCCCTTTGGGCGTATCGAGTTGAACCGCGTTGCCTCATTCGGGGAAGCTCTGGACGGCACCAATAACCCGATGGACTTCGGACGGAATTCAGCGTCCTCTTATGGTCCTTTGGTTCTTGATATGGTGTTTGTCGAGGCGAACAACGGCGGTTATATTGGCGGGTCTGAAGCTTCCCAAGCATCTTGGATAGACGTCTATGAGTATCCAGCAATCACCCCTCTGACACAGCCAACCTAATGTCAGAGGAAAAGGAAAAGAAGTCATTCGGTAGGGAGTGGGCAACACTATTCATGGTGTTGTTCATTCTCTTAACTTTCTGGGTGGCTTATAAAGACTTCTCTGAGGCTGGAATAGATCTGGTCAAGGTGCTGGTCACTCCGATAACTTTGCTTTGGTCTGCGATGTTTGGTATAGACAAAGCCGCTAAACAAATCCCAATGTTTCAGAAAGAGGATGACACACACGATGACTTATCATCTGGGCAAGGGTTCCCTCAAGAACCTACAAGGCGTCCACCCCATTTTAGTGAGCACGATTAAAGAAGCGATCACTATATCGCCCGTCGATTTCACAATTCTAAAGAATGGCGGTCTTCGTACAAAAGAAATGCAACGCACGCTGGTGCGTCGTGGCGCTTCTAAAACGATGAATAGCAAACATCGTGTGCAATCTGATGGCTATGGGCACGCGGCTGATCTGGTCCCCTATATCGGCGGTCAACCTCAATGGAAGTGGGAACCTATCTACAGGATTGCAGCTGCCATGCGCATCGCCTCAAGGAACCAAGGTGTTATCCTGCGTTGGGGCGGCGTTTGGGATAGAGCGCTTGACGTTCTTGCCAGTGACGATGAAGGCGACATTCCTTTGCATCACAAAATCGAGAATGATGCTTTTGAGATTAAGGCGGCGGTTCAAGAGTATTGCCATCGCCACCCCGGCCCGGACTTTATCGACGGCCCACACTATGAAATTAAGTACCTTGTGGAGGGCTTCGCGTGATCCCCGTTAATCCTATTCATGCTGGAGTTGTCGCCGCTCTGATTGGCTGTTTAACCTTCTCTTACATGAAAGGGAGATCTGACGGTTATGCTTCGAGTGAAGCCAAGCACGCTCAAATCAGAGACAAGTTGAACAATAAAATTTCTGAGCTCAATGAAGACGTTTTGAAAAAAACTGAAGACCTTCTTGAGTTTGAACGCAGCAATGAAGAACTTTTGAAAAGGATTGGTAACAATGCTCGGAAAGATCCTAACGCTAACACTCGCGGGATTGGTGCTAACAGCGTGCGACGACTTAACTCCGTCCAGCTTCCAGAACTCCAAACTTCCCCCTAAAGTTCAAGAGCCTTGCAATCCTCCTGTTGTAATTCCTGACAGATATATCCCTCAATCTGAAACGGAAACACTTTGGGCGGAAGATCGTTTGAGTTTGGTTGATTGTTATTTTAAACATGCGGTTGCCATTGGTAAGGACAACCGCCTTGTTCAAATCACATCGAATACCTCGCCTTAAAGGCCAAGGATTTTCCGGGCGTTTAACCATCTCTGATATTGAACCGGATCCATCTTGCTATCTGGTTCACAGAATTTCCGGCCATCGCAATCAAATGACGGCTGGCGATCCCCGCATTTTCCCACGCATCCCCCTGAAAAATCGTCCTGTGTGGGCGTGTCATCTGATTTCGGATCAACATGCACGCTTGGAGAGACTGGCCTCTCACGGCTCTTATAGTCGCTGTCAGAGATCTTGATGCACTTCACGCTATTGTCGTTGATCTGCATTTCCCAAGTCGGTCCGGTGAAAACAGACAAGCCTCCCCAATATCTCGTTGTGAATTTGTCTCCTACGAGATCCACGCAACGGTGAATTTTGCTGATCCGTTTGGGGTCTAAGACCACGGTTCGCGCATCGGTTGCCTGTGCTGTGATGGTCCCGGCGTTGGCATGGTGGACTTGAAGCCCGAAAAATAGAAACGCTATAATCGCGGCCCAAAAAGCCAGAGCTCCAAAGATTGTTTTATTGTTCATTTCATGTTCCTTAAGGTTGGTTTGTTGTGGAGATTTAAAATCTCATCAACAATCGGTCGGTTGAATTTGTATTTGCTCTTGTGGTCTCCCGGCTTCCAATGCGCCCTGACCTTAATCACACCTTTCTTTGCGAGCGTGGCTAAAACATGGCGAATGTCTGTCTTTGTGTAGATGGTTAGATCTGAGATATTGCGAACGGATGGAAGCCTATCATAAGGCAGCTTGAAGGAGACGGCGGTGAAGAGAATGGCGGTCTGTTTAGGTGTCAGATATATTCGATCGATCTTAATCATGGTCTCACGAATGCTAAACTCTGCCTCAGAAAACATGATAGCCCATATGTGCTCAATCGCTTCTCGCTGCTCTTGCGCGGTGCTTTGGGGCGCCATTTTCTCCATCACGGTTCTAGCCTCCTCGACCATCTACGGGGTCGGGGTTCTCTGTGCTATCTTCACGTTGGCCCTGATCTTCCGTAGACTGTCGTTCATCTTCCTGCCTCGCTAGTTCTGAAAGTCTTGCTTTGTGGGGTGCAAGGTGAGGGTGGTATTTAGGGTCTAGGGCCTTCGCCCAATCGATGTAAGCCTTACCCCCGGATCTTGCCGCAGCCTCTCCGTTCTCAATTATGGTCTGAACTATAGGGTCTTGCTCCTCGATTTTTTCACCTGAGGCAGAAGTGTTAACCGCTTGGAACAATCTAAACCCATGTTCCTTTGTTATCAGCTGGCCATTAGAGACGGCGTCTTTCATTGGCTTTGGTACTTTGCTGAAGGTGGCTTTGTGCGTGCCGGGTTCAAGCCGGACGGTCAACGTCATGTCGAAAAGTAAATCAGAGTTACAAACAGGTACTAACTTTTCAACGGCTGGCTTTACGTCCATATCGATTATAGTTTTTTCTCGAATACAGCATATAATCCAAGCCCTTGAACCTCTCATGTGGTTCATGAATTTATTGTGGTCTCGTTTGGGCTTAATCCACTTGTTCCGGTTCTTGTAATTGCCAGTCATGCGTGCCTCTTCGCGTGTGGCAAAATCTAGTAACCCTCCGTCGCCTTCATGTTCATGGCTTGCGCTATCAATTATGACGACTTCAGCGCCTTGGTTTGTTGCCGCTTCAATTGCCTCTTTAAATCGGAGTGATGAATATGGGGGCCTGAAGTCGATGTGATTAAACCCGCCCACGTCCGGGTCATCCGCGTACATAAGCGCTCGGCGTCCTTCTGTGTCGATGATACACACCTTCGAGCTATCGCCACAGATACCCTTGGCCATAAGCTTCAAATAATTCTTTGAAAGCTTCCTCTCTGCTTATTCTGGGAGGGCTTCCCCAATCATACGATGTGGCCTCGTCTTGCCCTTGTTCTATGCCACACTGGAAAGCGTCATGGAGGGCAAGAATAAGCCTTGCTTTTGTGAGTGCCATCACTTCACCTTCTTGATCTCAGAAAACAGCGCGACCTCATTACCAGCATCGCGTGCCTTCTTTCGGTTGCTGTCCATCGCCTCTCTAACATCGGCAATGTGGTTTGCTATTTCTGATCGAGCTCGGTTAGCCCTGTCAGGATCTTTGTGCTTGTAGATTTGCGCCTCCATCGTCTTTTGAAAGAGGAATAAAGAGCCAGATCGAGCGAACGAATAGATAGCCATTCGACATTCGTGTGAACAAAACCTTAATTCGTCCCCGCGCTTAGTTGTTCGCCCCTCAAGGGACACCCCACAGCAGTCGCAATATCCGGCGATTAGAGGGCCATCCGCCCACTTCTGGCGATCAACGGGCGTGCGTGGCACACCCGCTAGATGCGTTACTAATGCTTTAGCTTTCATCGTTACGAATGATGTAATATGGCGCGAACTGATCATCCTTCATCTGTGGGACGCCATGTCTCAAGTTGAAGCCCCACGGAATTTCCCAGCCAAAATTCTTCTCAAAGAAAGTGTGCATCCGGAAAGCGTCTTGAATATCCACAAGATCCCGCTCGGCGTATCCGTTCAACTGTCCATCGGCGTCATGTTCAAGGTATTCGTGAGCGTTGCACTCGTTGAAGTCTCCGCGCTCGGTGGTGGTGAAGATAAACCGGGCTCTCTTGCTTTCGTCCTGTCCGCTTTCGTGAATGTCTTTGATCAAGCCGCGCTCAAAATCATTCCCGCCTTTCACATCTGCACCATGCTCCATGATCTGCTTTAGCGCCTGTCGATAGATATAAGCTTGGATCCCGTTTCGATTGTATTCGATTTGATCCTGCCAGATCCGTGCGGCTTCTTTGTTCTGAGAATTTGCGAAGCACTTGTGATCCAAAACCGTTGGGTGTCCATCTGCGAAACGCAGGAAGTCAAACCGCGATTTGAGTGGAAACTTGTAAGGCCCAAGTTCAAGCTCAAAGAAAACGGAAACTTGCGCGGCTCCGTTCTGATAAAAGGACTGCATCCCGGATGCTTCAGCGATCTTCAGACTGCGCTCAATCTCTAAGTATTCTTCTTCTGAAATAGGTTCTTTGTCTTTTAAATGCCTCGCCTCTAGGTCATCAAGGAATTGAGCCGTCGGATCATCTGCCAGAATAGCGGCCTTGGCTGAAGCCAAAGAGGTTCCCGGCTTCAAGCCTATTTTTTTGCAGTATTCCCGGCGCTCACCCATGCCGCCAATATAATCCTCGATCTTGTACCCGGCGCGAACAAGAGGGATGGCGTAACGCTTGTCCAGCTGGTCGATCCCCTCGATCAAAGCAGTCTCGAAGAAGTGGCCGTAGTTTTGCGCGGCGGTTGGTTCTTTTTCTTCTTTACCGACTTTCTGCGCCCAAAACTTAAAGGGGCTTTTATTCAGCACCTTTATCCCGGACTGGCTCAAAGCTGGCTCGGCTCGGTAGTCTTCTTCGCTCATTCCAAAATATACAACAGGCTTCATGGTGTTAGTTCCTTTCAAAGGTGGTTTGTTTTAGCGGTTACCGTTTGTGAAATCTTGCTCTGCCATCTGACAGAAAATTCCGCATTGGTATTCTTGCTCAGCTTTGTAGTCACCGAGGTCAGGCGGCAATTCGTCAAGATAGATCCGCTCTAGCTGGCGTACTCCATGTTCATCTGTCCACTCGCGCTTGCAGATTTGACGTCCTAGTTCTCTTTCTATAATAGCCATTTCCGCAAAACGCTCAGGGAAATCTACCCTAATTTTATTCCAATAACCCGCCTGTCCTTTTACGCATCCAATGCAATTGTTATTGCGATACCCCATCTTATACATCTCAGGAAATTTGATACCGGTGCGCTGAAAAACGGCCATAACATCCTCACGGCTCAGATCACGCTCTATCAAAATCGGCCACATATTCAAAAGAGGTTCAGAGGCTTGAAGCCGATCAATCCTGTGCCGTTCCTCCATCGTGTAGCCCATGACAATACGATCATCAGGCTTGCCCACTTCCCATCGCATGGCCTTTTTAAGCTCACCAGTACAACGCGCACCAGAAGGGCCAACTAGAAATCGTGTATCGCGGAAAACTTTGTGCGCGGACCGGTCATATTTTTCATTTCCAACCGTGATGATTTTTTGGCCAAACCATTCCTCGCAATCACTCAGAAAGCGCTTATTGTCCGGGTGTTCTTCCTTGACCTCAAAATTATAAATGATCACTTCATCTGCGTGGCTGTGGTTTGAAAGTGCTAACTTGGTGGCTACCGCAGACGGAATTCCCCCAGAAAAGTATGAAACTATGCGTGTCACAGGCGGGTCCTATCTTTGGACTTGGCGGCAACAACATCACGCGCCAAGTCGGTTTCGTTTGGGTTTGGATTAATAGTCGCCGCTTTCGTCCTGCTCTTGCTTCCGGCGCTTGCGGGTTTCGAGGTAAACCTGAGCCGCATCAATCAGCTGCTCGATGGCCTCAAACTCAAGATCAAATTCTTGAGGGGCGATTGCCATAGTGAAGGCGTCGGCAAGATCAGTCAGATCACGGTTCTGAGGCTTATCAATCTGAGTAGCGGCGGAAATGAGAGCATGATTAACCTCTGTTTCTGAGGGGCTTCCGTCTTCTTCCTTATCCTTAAGCTCGGCTGTGCGGTGTTTTGCGTATCCGCGCAAGTTATCGACGGCCTCTTCTGGCTCAATTTCAGCAAGGCCATAATGAAGCCTCAAGGCGTGATGCTTTGGCAGTTTGAATAGATTGTATTCAAAAGTTTCTTTGTAAGTGACGTCTTGAACTTCACCAACAACAGAGCACCACGGCTCCACTTCCAGAAGGATCTCTATGTGGCCATCTGCGCTATTAAATGCGCGGTTAACACTAACCTTGTTGACGTTGTGAATATTTGCTGAAGCAGTCATTTTCGATCTCTTTTTTTTGCGTTGTCGATGCAAAGTTTATATTGAATAAATATTTACAACGCAATATCAAAATCACGATAAAATCGAGAAAACATGGAGAGTAATAAAATGTCAAACTACAAAGCTGTGCAAGTCATGTCTGATTTGTTGGCACAAGCTAATGAATTTATTGACAGAATTGATATCACCAACATGCAGCAATTCGTCAATTTGGCCGTGCGCGAAAAGATCGAACGCATGAAAAAAGAAGCTGAAAGCACCGAGGATGGCTAGGTCAAAGCGTTCTTTTCGGGGGGTCAAAACCCTTTCTGGATCTCATGTGGGCGCGGTTGCCAAGCGGTGCTGGTGCTGTGACCAGTGCCATTTTCAGAGCCCTCAAAAGGTCATTCAGTGCCCAAGCTGCAAGGCTTCACCTACTTGGTTGCACTTTGATAGCCAAGGTGAGGCAAAATGGTTTGCTACTTTAAGCATTCTTCAAAGTAGGGGGAAGATCTCGGACCTTCAAAGACAGGTTCCAGTTCCATTGCAAACTAGAAACCCTGATGGGCTGATGGAGACAATCGGTAAATCGATTATTGATTTTAAGTACGTCGAGAACGGCGCGACAATCTACGAGGACTATAAGGGCGGGGACTTCCTAGATCCGCTGATCAAATGGAAGTTCAAGCACATTGAAACGCAATACGGGATTACAATCCGTTTAATCAAAGGAAGCTAATCATGGCGAATAATGAAACCGTTAACAGTGGGCACAATTTCGATAAGATCAAAGAGCTCATTGGTGAGGCTTTAAGGGAGACAACCCAACTTGAAGCCCAACGCAAAGAGCTCAATGAAGAAAAGGATCTTTTTGATGAATTGCCGAACCGGGTTGAACGCGCCGCATCTGAAGCCATGACCAAAGAAGGTGAGAAAGAGTGACCTTTGAAGAGCAGAGAGCGGATTTCTTTAATCGCCTTAAGGCTTCTGGCGTGACCTTTGATGACCTTATGGTGGCGATCGATGCGGGTGCGATCCCTGTACTGAAACAAAGGGACGTCGATCTATTCAAGTTCATGTGTGAGAACTCTGGAGATAGTGGCCCTAGGGCTATCACGCTCATTCTCAAACAAACTCTTGTCAGCGTTCAAGGCCAAAAGAGGGAGCACGAAGCCAAAAAGATGGGTGTCACTGGTGTGGCTGTCAGGCAGTTGGACGTTCCAGAGTAGATC